GAAACGCGACGTCGTCTTGGTCGTCTTGATCGGATATAGCTCCGAAGTAAGCGGTTAAGCCGGTGAACCGGGGCTCGGGATCGGGGTTAAGAAGATAGGTCGCAAGCGTCGCGGCTTGAGTGTCATCGGATACGAGGTTATTAGTGTCGTCGTACTCTTGGATAAAGTACGTCGAGATCGAAGTCGGATCGGTGGCAGTCTGTACGGTTCCGCCGGTGCGCGTAATCGCCGTGGAGTTTACGACGATATCCGAGTCGTAAGATATGTCGACTTTCGTATAGCGGACGCCTACGCCGACGTCGTCGAACGCTACCGCCGGAGCCGATAACGTCGGCCCGATACGATTCTCGAAGACGAGATCATTATCGGCGGCTCTCATAAATAGCCGGCCTTGTTCCGCTTTAAGTGCGACGCTCTGGAGATAGGCGAGAGTATTAGTTCCGGCGGCGATCGGATACGCGCCGAGAGTCGTTACCGGGCTCGCGGTGAGGTCACGGTTCACGCCGAAGCCAACCTCGGGTCGGTTAAGGATCGTCTCTATACGATCGGTCGAAGTTTCGACGCTCGGGGTAAACGCAGAGAGCGTCGTCTGGGCGAGAAGATAAAGGTCGTCGTATCCGGAAACGGTCGCGTAGTTCTGTTCGCCGTATTCGTAATCGTATCCAGCTACTCGGCCCTGAAAGATATACGTTCCGTTACGAGATACGCGTATCTGGCGAAGCGGTGAAAGGCCGGGCATATCTGCCGAGACATTAAAGAACGCGGAATCTTCGTTATACGGATCGAGGTCGCGGTTCGTGTTGTCTCGAAGCTGGACGGAGATCGTTCCGGCTGGGAATTGGTCGATCGGACTTCGGCGTCCGCGGAAGATCCGAAGCGACATAGTTAGATCGGAGACGTCCGTAAAGGTTGTCGTACCGGTAAGGACGTACTCCGTAGATCCAAGAACTCCGCGCTCGGCGTCTCCAAGAGTAAACGCGTCCTCGATCTCTCCGGTATCTAGCTCTACGGTGTAGACGCCGCCAGTAACTAAGGTCGATCCCATTAGTTCGTAATCGAGATGTCTATCGGCCCGGTGCGGCGATTATACGAGCGAAGCGCGTCGACGATTACGCCGCCAAGACGAGCGTCGGCGACTGCCGCGTTTATGTTTATCTGATAGGTATCGCCGCCGCCCATATTGCCTACGCGATCGAGAGGGACTACTAACTCTGGCCCGGCCTCACCAATGAGCGCGACTTGAGGACGCGTTACGAGGCCGCCTTCGGCGAGTGCTGGGATCGCATAGCCGGAAGTCTGGAAGTTAAACGCGACGTCGACGTAGAATTGCTCTTTTAGTTTTTGGAGTTGCTTCGCGTTAAGTTTCTGGGAGGTGAGCTTAATCGTGTAAGACTTTAAGGTCGCCTCTACGCCGGCGAGAAGCTCGGTCGCGGCGTTTACGCCTTCTTGCTTAAATTGTTTCGCGGCGGCTTGTCCGGCGGCTTTTGCGGCGGCTTCGAGATCTTGTCCGAGTTTGTTTGCTAGTAGGACGTTTTCGTTTGCTTTAAGTAGTTCGTCGGCGATCGCGGTTCCGGTTTGTGCGCCGGCGTCTATGACTTGCTGGAGGGCTGGCCCGGTGAGTCCAGCGGCGACGAGCTGTTGGATTCGTTCCGCGAAGACTTGTCCGCGTGTCGCTTGTTTACGAAGTTCGTCGAGGAACTTCGTTCCGCCTTCTTTAGCGTCGTCGTACGCCGCGCCGTAGTCGAGTTTATTTAGCGAGTCGGCAATACCGGCGGCGTAATCGTCGAAGGCTTTCTTTGCGGAGTCGAGTTCGCTTTGTGCGGCTTCGAGTGCTTTCGGGAGCATTTCTCCGAGTTCTTTACGGAGTGCGGCGGCTCGTTTTTCGGCGTCGGTTAATCCTTTACTACCGGTCGCTCCGGAGAAGTCGTTTACTGCGCCGGCGGTCGTTTCGAGTTCGACGCCTAACGAGCGAGCGAGGTCGGTAAGTCGGTTCGTTTCGGCTCCGAGTGCGGCTTCTTTGTTTCGTGCTATGTCGAAGTCTGTTTGTAGGTTTCGGATTATTCCTTGCTGGAGCTCGAACGCGATACGGGCGTCGTCGGCGGCTTTCTTTGTTTCGCCGGGACTTGCGACTTTTAGTTCGGTTCCGGCGACGGTGTTTATTACGCCGAGGACGAGGTTCGCGGCGAGTCCGATAAGGCTTAAAGACTGGGTCGCTTTGTTAGCCATATCGGCGAACGAAGCCGAAACGGATAGACCGAAGAGCTTTACGTATGCGCCGGTAATACCCATATTCGAGACGAACGCGTCGAGGGATCCTTTTATACCTTTCTTTCCGAACGCGTCGATCGCGGCTTGTACGGCGTTAGGAAACTTCGCCATCGAGTCTTGGAAGTAATCATTTTCGAGGATCGCGTAACCGATCGACTCGACGGCTTCACCTATAACGATCCGTAGTCGGCTCATCTGTCCGGAGAACGTGTTAGCCGCGACCGTCGACGCTCCTCCGAATTGTTTCGCGAGCACTTCTTGAGCGGCGGCGAAGTCTTTCGTTTTGATAATGTTTTCGTCTAACGGAATACCGAGCTTCGTAAACGCGCCGAGGTTCCCGTTCGTGGCCTTAGCAAGAGCGAGAGAGATCCCTTCGAGAGACTTCCCAGAGCCGGCGGAGATATCGAGTCCAAGTTGGAGTAGTTCTTGCGCTTGCGTAAGATCGCCAGTCGCGCGAGTAAGTGTCGCTAGAGCCGGACGAAGCTCGTCGTCGGCGACTCCGGTCGCCCTTTGTGTTATGTCGACGAATTGCTCCATCGCGAGAATCTGGGCGCTCGTCGCGTCGGTCGTTTTGCGTAATTGGTCGGCGAGTAACGCTTGCGCTTTTTGATCTTCCGCGGCGGCCTTGACGGCGGCCCCGAGTCCAGCTACAGCGCCGGCTCCAATAGCGGCGAACCCGAGAGCTAGTTTTTTAGCGTTATCGGAAACGGCTTTACCGAACTTGGCAAGATCGGAGTCGGCTCCTTGTAACGATTTACGGAGCGGCCCGGCGTTGCCGGCGACGGTGACGGTTATCGGTTTAGCCATTAGTAAGATCGTACTTTCTTCCGAGTTCGTCGATCGCGTTATTGTAGACCGATATTACTTCTCCGATTCGTTGGTCGAGTGCTTCATAGATAAACGGTTGAGGCTTGATATTTCGGGAAGGCCAGCCGAAGTGGATCGGGCCGGCATATTCGACTTTCGCGTTACCGACTCGAACCTTGCCAGACTTGTTAGTAGCGAGCGGTCTCATAGTCGACTGGAGAGTTCCGGTTCGTATCGGGATCGTATAGTTTGCGGCTTGGATAACGACTTTTGCGGCGGCAAGGTTCGCCGGCTTAAAGGCCGTCTTCGTTTCGTCGCCGTATTTTTTTAGAGCTTTTCGTACTTCTTTTAGGCCGGTTAACTTGAGCGTCGTCGTCGCGTCTTTACCTACCCGGTATCCGTATTTACCGGAACCTCCGCGAAGAAACTCCGGGGACGCTTCGTCGAGCTCGGGGATTCGGAACTCGATCGCCATTATTTAACCCTCCGTCGAGATCTTTCGGCACGTTTTACGAGTTGGTAATAGAGTTCGTCTAAGAAGATCGGCGGCGTATCGAGTAGATCGCGGATCGACTGTCCAGTCTCGAGGCTCATAAGAACGAGCGTCTCGACGATCCCGTCTACTCGTCGGCTTTTGGGAACTCTACGCTTACGTGGGCGAGTTCTTTTTTATAGTTCTCGTACGTTTTAACGACTGCTCCGGAGTCTTTTTCGGCGAGCCAAGCGAGATAGTAAAGGTTCGACATTCTCGAATTAGCTTCGGAGAACGCGGAGACGAGTCCCATCTTTACGTATTCCTCGAAGTCGGATATCGCCGTCGGATAGACGTCGTAGGTATTGACTGATCCGTCGCGTTTCTCGACGGTGACGCGGATCCGAAACACTTTACGCGGTTACTTCGCTATAAGTGCCGCCGACCCATTCGCACGTAATGGTCGAGAGCTCTCCAGCGGACGCATTGTAGACGTCGATACCGGGCAAGAATGTTCCGGTTAGAGTTTGCGTCGGATTTGTGGCCGAGGCCACGCCGCTTGCCGGCTTAATAGTGATCGTTGTCGTAGCGCCGATGAGGCTCTTTAATGTGGCGTAAGGCTCCGCGCTGGCGTAGCTCATCATAAACGTAATTGAGCAAGAGTTGTTTTCGAGACCTTGTCCGAACGAGTGCGCCGAACTTGCGATCGTATCAGTAACGAGAGCGTCGACTTCGTAGCGCATTGTTGCGCTCTGGACTTGATCGGATAAGTCGACCGAGTTCACGGTTACGACAGAGGTACGGGGAACGAATATCGCGGTAGCCATTAGTTTAGACCTTTCGAGTTTTCTTCTTCTTCTTCGGAAACTTTAGCGCTTTTAGTTGCTTTAGTGGTGGACGGTTTTATATGTCCAGCGGCAAGAAGAGAGACGACGTTTACGCCGTCCTCGAGAAGCTGGAGATCGGTCACTATTGAGCCTTGCTCATAGCTCGGCAGTCTGCCGGAGACGACTTCGTATTTGTTCATTATCCGTATAGCTCCATCTGGAAACGGTACGCGAGCATTTCCACTCCGCTAACTGTAGCCGATAACGGGTTCGCCGACTGTAATATCGAGCCGGCAAGACTGCCTCCGAACGTCGGATCGTTTTGTAGAGCGGTACGGATAGAGCCGGATCCGGTTCCGGCGAGGTAGGCGTCGAGTTTGTCTTGAGCGCTTCGTTCGTTCATACGGCCCACGATTACGGAGATATCTATCGAGGCTTGATCGAGGGACGCTTTCGGTAGTACAAGATCCCAGTTAAACGAGAGCTGTCCTACGATCGCGCCGGGAGGGACTAGAGAGTCTGGGATCGTGTCGTAACAGCGGAGATTCGGGACACTTTGTAGAGCCGTTTTTATTGCGTCTCGTACGGTGGACGGTGTCATTATGCGAGGATCTCTCGACGATAAGCGCGAACGATCGACCCGATATCGCGGCCTAATGGCCCCATTCTTACGACGCCAAGTTCGGATAGTCCGACGACTCCGCCGATCGACTGAGCTCTTTTCACGTAGTCCGATGTAAGAATTAAACAAGCCTCGACGATGTCGTCCGGCGGTATGCCTTCGTACCAACCCCATCGAGCGGTAACTTCGACGCCGGGTCGTAGGTTTATTGGTGACGGGAAGAGCGTCGTTCCGACCATTGTTACGACGTAGAACGGCCTCGACTTTTGCGGTGAGGTTAACGGGTCGAGAATGTAGTCGGAGCCTTGCGTAAGTGTTGTCTCGAAGCTTCCGTCGCCGCCGGTATCTAGTTTTACGATTACGCCAGTCGCGGAAGATATGTCGT